ACCATGTCCTTCCATGGATATGTGTCAACCTTCGCTGCAATCGGTGGAATGATCCGCAAGATCACACAGGCCTAGTCGAGAGCGGAGCATCCGCTCATGGCTGTTTACAGCGTTACACAAAAGTATCTACTAGACAACTACGCCGTACTGCAATCTCTAACCCCCACAGAGATCGCAGTCGGTCAGTCCATCACCGTTGCTTCAGTAGATGCAACTTTTAACGGCACATTCACTGTCCGCGCATTGCCCCAGTATTTGTACATCGGTATAGACACTGAGGGCGATCTGCTTTACGACATAAATGTGCCTATCGCTAATCAAGTGCTTTACGCCAAGACCGCCAGCAATGTCGAACGCACCGCTGCCACAGGCACGATCACCTATACGCAAACATGCACATGGGTCACTGCCGCGCAGCTCATCACATACCTTGGCGTGCAGATCACAGACCCATCGGACGATTACACGCTGATTACTCAAGCCGTATCGGCTGGCAATAACTTTGCATATCGTCGCCGCCAAGAGGCTGGCTACATCGACAGTCTGACAACTAGTCCGGGTGGAGATGCCACGCTTGGCACGCTCATGTACTGTGCAGCTCTATGGCGCTCCCGTGGCTCGCTTGAGAACACTTTCGCATCGTTTGACGGAATGGGCGCAGCGCCTCAGCAGAGCCTCACACCGATCGTTAAACAGTTGCTTGGCATCGACAGGCCTGCCTGCGCCTAATGGCTTACACAGACGCTCTCAACGGGGCTATTGACAGCCTTACGACCACACTCACAGCGGTCACTGGTCTGCGAGTAGTCAACGACCCAACGAAGCTCGTCCCTAATTGCGTTTACATTGACGCGCCATCCTTCACCACGATCGCTGGCAACGGCAACATCATCCGCATGGACTTCCCAATCAAAGTCATCGGCTCAGGCCCAGCAGGCCTACCAGTCCTACGCAGCATCCTCGACATCGTTAGCAAAGTCCTACTCAGCCCGATCATCGTCATGGCAGGCCGTCCCAGCAACCTCGAAATTGGTGGACAGCTCTTCCCGTGTTACGACCTTGACTGTGGCATACAAGCACAAAGCGCATAAGGAGAAACATGTACACCATCATCAGCCCTCGCCTAGGTAACCCGGGCGATCAGTTCATCCCAGAGGAAGGTGTCAACATTGACGCACTGCTCGACGGCGGCCTGATATCCACCGACAGCGTAAAGAAATCATCTAAAGTCAAATCAGAACCCAAGGAGCAATAACATGGCTATCAGCAGCACCTACCTCTCGAACCCAACACTCACCATCAACTCAGTTGATCTCAGCGATCAGTGCACAAGCGCCACGATTAACTATGTGTCGGAGCAATTAGAGAACACAACTTTTAGCAACACTTCGCGCAGCTTCACAGCAGGCCTTTACAGCAACAGCATCACCGTTACTCTTTACCAGAGTTACGCCGCTACCGAAACTGAAGCCAGCATCTACAATCTTGTAGGCACGACCACAACGCTTGTACTAAAGCCAACATCGTCAGCGGTCGGCGCAACTAACCCGTCGTACACATTGACTGGCGCGTTTTTGTCTGCACATACACCGATCAACGCTTCGCTTGGCGAATTGTCAACGATTGACCTCACATTTAGCGGTGGCGTTCTAACTAAAGCCGTCGCATGATCTCGCGGCATCAGCCGCTGAGAATTACAAGTAGCAAGACCGCACAAGCGGAGCCTTGCCCGACAAAGGAGAAACAATGAAAGTCAAACTATCCATTGACCTTGGCGACGGTAAGCCAGCACGCGAAATGGTAACCAACATGCTTGCCATTGTTGACTGGGAACGAACAGAAAACCGCCGATCAGCTGACGGCAAAGGCATCGGCTTCAGCGATATGTGCTGCTGGGCTTACACCCTTTGCAAACTTGCTGGAGACAAAGTGCCAGCCAACTGGCGCGAGTGGGTTGCCGAAAACCCAAACATGACCATTACACCTATCAACGAGGTAGCAGACGAAACCCCTTTCATCGAGGGACTTGGCGGCGAAGCCTCTGCGAAGTCCTAGCGTTAACAGGCTTCTGGCCAAAGGAGATCGAGTTCACTATGCGAGACCTGAACACCGTCACCTATGTGCTTGAACAAATGCACCGAAAGAAATAACCATGCCTGTGTCAGCCTCGGTCGAAGTAGTTGGTCTTAAGGAAACAATTAACGCGCTGCGTAAAATTGACCCACAACTACAGAAAGATTTTAAGGCTGACGCGACCGCTATTGCACAACCAGCAATCCAAGCTGCAAAACTTGCTTACAACCAATTCCCATTATCGGGCATGGCATACCGTTGGTCTGATCGAGGCCGCAAGATATTCCCGTTCACGATCTCGGGCGCACAGGCTGGCGTAAAGATGCGCTTTGACACTCGACGCAACGCTGTTGGCGTAATCCTGATCGAGCAAAAGAACGCGGCTACAGCAGTGTTTGAGGGTGCAGGACGCAAAGACACAAACCGTTTAGGCACATCACTTGACTCGGTATCGACCGAGCGCGGCTTTGCGATGGCTATGCCGGGTAGAACTCGACTGATCGGGCCAGCGGTCTATAAAGCACGACGCGGCATTGAGGGCGAAATGGAAAAGATGGTGCTTAAAACCATTAACGAAATACAGAAAGACCTCAACTAATGGCACTGTCAATTCCCATCATCAGCGAATTCCAAGGCGGTGGCGTAGATAAAGCCATCAAACAATTTCAACAACTTGACGGCGTAGGCGCAAAGACAGGCTTTGCACTTAAAAAAGCGTTTCTGCCTGCTACTGCTGCGCTTGGTGCATTAACCGCTGGCATCGGTCTTGCCACCAAAGCGGCAATGGAAGATGAAGCCGCGCAGCTTGAGTTGGCTCGCCAGTTACGCACCACGACACAGGCCACGGATGCCCAGATCAAAGCGGTAGAGCAGTCAATCAGCGCGTTTAGTAAGCAGACCGCGATGGCTGATGACCAGTTGAGGCCAGCCCTAGCAAACCTTGTGCGCGCTACAGGCTCGCTCGAGTTGTCTCAGAAAGCAATGTCGGTTACCGCTGACCTTGCGACAGCCAAAAACATTGACATGGAGACTGCCAGCGTCGCAGTGTCTAAAGCCCTTGCAGGCCAGACTGCTGCGCTCATCAAACTAGACCCATCTCTCAAAGGCGTGATTGACTCGTCCTCGAGCGCCGATGAGATCATGCAGGCACTCAATGGCTCGGTCGGCGGTGCAGCTGAGACCTTCGCCAACAGTGCTGAGGGCGGTCTAAAAAACTTCGGCATCCAAATGGACGAACTGAAGGAAAGCATCGGAGCCGCGTTCATTCCTGTAATGGAAAAACTGCTGCCTTATGTCCTGGACTTTACGACTTTCCTGCAAGACAACACCAAAGCCCTGCTTATCGTTGTTGGCGCTATTGCAGCCATGACCGCAGCCATCGTGGCAGCCAATGTTGCCATGAAGGCATACAACGCATTCCAGTTGGTAGTAACGGCTGGCAACGCGGTGCTGGCAGGCTCGTTCACTACGGTCTCGGCATCGGCTGGCATCTTGACTAAAGGCTTAGGCGTAGTCATCCTTACCCTTGGCCTGCTTTACGAGGTGTATCGCGAAGGCCCTCAAGCAGTAGCAGAGTTCATGTTGCCGTTTAAGCAGTTTGCTGTTGGCGTCTACAACTCGGTCAAGGTAGTTGCCAACGGCGTTAACCAGATCATCAACTCTGCGATCATTGGACTTAACCAATTAATCAACGCGCTGAATGTGATACCGGGTGTCAGCATTGACCTGATCCCACTTGTGCCAATGCTCGACTACACATCACTGCCACAACTAGATGTCCCAGCAGCGGTCGGCTCAGGCTTCGCGCGTGAAGGCGGCACAGGGTCTATCGGCAGCAGTCCGTTGGCAATGATCGAGTCTGCGTTAGTCGGAGCACCAGCAGCTGGCGGCGGCGGCGGCGGCGGAGGTAAAGCCGCAAGCGTCCTAGACCTCAGCAAGAACTATGCAGGCAACATGGGCGGCAACTACGGCATCACAGGCAACGCAGCAGACTTCTCTAGCCTGTTTGATCAGTTCATGGTTGAGCGCGGCACACCAATCACAGTCAATGTCAACGGCGGTCTAGCCACATCAGCAGACATCGGGCGCGCTGTGGTTAACAGCATTAAAGCCATGAACCGAGTAGACGGCCCAGCACAAATACAGGTCGCCTGATGGCTGCCACAATCGTCCAGTCAGGGTCTTACGATCTCAAGATCGCTACAGGCTTTCTCATTGACGCGTTCACGCTTGACGACCCAGTGAAGGGCTTGCTGGACTCGACCGAGTATGTGCTGGACGGTACGACAGAGTTTGCGTCGGTTATCGACGGCGCTACAGGCATCAGCGTGTTTCGTGGACGCAGAGACATCGGCGATCAGTTCACTGCTGGCACAATGAGTTTCGATCTAAACGACACATTTACTGGCGGCATCTTTAACCCGTTTGATACCGAGTCACCGTATTACGACACTGCTCAGGCTGTGCCGGGTCTAGCGCCAATGCGCAAAGTTATCTTAACCCGTGAAGGGCAAGAACTATTTACGGGCTACATCGTTGACTACTCGTACAACTTTAATCTGGGCGGCCTTGACACAGTTTCCGTTACTTGCGCCGATGACTTTTATTTGCTTAGTCAAACCTACTTAAACGAATGGAATGTCACCGAAGAACTTGCCAGCGCTCGACTAGTTTCCCTGCTAGCCCTGCCTGAAGTAAACGCATTTCAGTTGCCAGGTGAGCAGAACATTGCAACCTCAACGATCACCCTTGGCGGCGCAGCTGCCTACACCGTCCCGAACGGAACATCAGTTGCTGCCTATACAGCCAAGATCAACGAGTCAGTACAGGGACGAATCTTTATTGCCCGTGACGGCGTGTTCACATTCCAAGACCGCATCGGCAATACCCTGTCAGGCTCGGTGGCAGACTTCCACGATGACGGCACAAACATTCCTTACGACAATGTGGGCGTCTCATTTGAGGCCAACCAAGTCATCAACCGCGCATCAGTAACCCATGCAGGCGCAACCAGCCCAGAGATCGCCGAGGACTTGACCTCGCAGGCCACCTATTTTATTCAGACCACAGCCATCAGTGACGCGCTAGTTCATAACGGCACAGCAGCCCTAGCGCTAGCCAACTACCTACTTGTAGGCCAGCCTGAAGCGCGCTACACCAATGTGTCAACCCTGTTTGCATCCCTCACCGATCCCCAGCGTGATGTGGTAGCGGTCATTGAGATTGGCGATACGGTCACCATAGAAAAGTCATTTACAAGCGGCAACACGATCACATCGCTGGCACAAGAATTAGCAGTCGAGGGCATCCAGCATGAGATCGACCTCTCAACAGGCCACCGCATCACCCTCTTCACTTCGCCCACGACGCTTGTTTACGAGCTGATTTTGGATGATCTGGTATATGGCACAATCGACACAGAAAATGTCTTAGGATAAGGAGCACTTATGGCAATACAAGACTTCGTAGCAGGGCAAGTCCTCACGGCAGCCCAGATGGACTCGTTGCAAGCCAACGACTACAACTGGACTGTCAGCAACAAAACAGCGTCCTACACGCTTGTGGCAGCAGACAAAGGCACTCGCATCGTAATGAGCAATGCCGCGGCAACCACGATCACCGTGAACACTTCGCTCTTCGCAGCTGGTGACACACTCTTCATCCAAAACATCGGCGCAGGCACTTGCACGATTACGGCTGGCACAGCAACGGTCACGACCGCTGGCTCTTTAGCGTTGGCACAATGGGGGGGTGGCACGCTTTATTTTACTAGTGCTAGTGCTGCTATTTTTTTTAGCGGTGGCGGTGCAACTTATGGAACAGCAACAGGTGGCACTTCGTCGAGCATTACGGTCGGCGGCATAAATTACACTCTTCTTACTTTTACAAGTTCATCAACGCTAAGCGTCACCAAGAGCGGGCTGTTTGATGTCATGTTGGTTGCGGGCGGAGCAGCAGGCGCAAGCGATTCAGCAGCCACAGGCGGTGGTGGTGGTGGTGGTGCTGGCGGCCTGATAACTGGCACAATTTATTTAACAGCAAATGCGACAGTGACTGTTGGTGCTGGCGGTGCTGCGAACCCTGCAACTAGTGGTTCGTCATCAACAATCGGATTACAGACTAACGGGATTAGCGTTGCTGGTGGCGGTCACGGCGGCGGCTATGGGCCTGCACCAATGGAACGAAGCCAAGCGGCACGCGGTGGTTCAGGTGGCGGCGGTGGTGGTTTTGGTGGCCCTGCTGCCACTTCCATGGCACCCGGCGTAACTGGTAACAACGGTGCATCAAATGGTGGTGGTGGGTCATCGGCTAACGCAGTAGGCAACACTGGTGGCGCTGGAACCGATGTTTCGACTTTTATTGGTGGCAGCGCATTAACTAAAGCCGTTGGCGGAAACGGCGTTTCAGGATCGGGTGCTGGCGGAGCAAACACTGGCACAGGCGGAAACGGTGCAACATCTGGCGGCGGTACAGGCGGCGCTGGTGGCAGCGGCATTATCTATGTAAGGTTCAAGGTTTAACATGGCACACTTTGCAAAAATGGCAGGCAACATCGTTGAGGAAGTAATTGTCGTATCAAACGACGACTGCGACAATTTGCCGTTTCCCGAAAGCGAACCAGTCGGACAAGCGTTTATTGCATCAATTGGACTTAGCGGCAACTGGTTGCAAACTAGTTACTCAGGATCGTTCCGTGGCGTTTACGCTGGCATTAATTATATTTACAACGCAGCGCTTGACATATTCCAAGCCGCACCAATTTCCGAAGCATAATGCGATGGGCGCGCAGATTACTGGCGTTATCGTGGCTGGCTGTTTTAGCGTTCTGGTGGCTCTCATCCACACCATGAGAAAAGAAAACCGCAAAGACCACGGCGAAGTCCAACGCTCACTCGGCCGCATCGAACAAAAAATAGACGGACACATGGAAGGCCACCAATGAAACCACAAGACAAAGCAATGATCGCCTCATACGCCCGATCCATGGTCGGCGCATCCCTTGCCCTGTATCTTGCAGGCAACACCGACCCAAAAGACTTACTTGCAGCTGCTGTAGCGTCAGTAGCCCCAGTCTTATTGCGCTGGCTTAACCCGAAAGACCCAGCATATGGCCGCCAAAAAAACGAAAAAGCTTAAAGCCCCAGCCCTTAAAGTTGTCCCTCTACAACTTGAGCGCCACTATCACAAGTTGGTAATGCCGTCAACGCTTGTCCATGTAACCCCAGGTGAATTACCGCTCGGCTTGCTCGTTGATGTCAAGCCATACGGCAAACTGCACCCATTAGCAGCTGATGCTTACATGGCATTACGCGACGCAGCATTCGCGGCAGGCGTTAAGACCTTTAAGCCAACATCGGCAGCAGACACTTATCGCAGTATCTCGACACAGACCGCTGGCTTTCTTGCTCGATACCAGACACAGCCGATCGCTGGAGCATCGACTAGAACATGGAAGAGCGTTACTTACTACCTGAAGCCGAACTGCGCGCCGATGGCTGCACCGGGTACATCGCGGCATAATCTCGGGCTGGCTGTTGACATTTCGGACGCGTCAGAAACAGGACGAATGAACTTTATGCTCGAGCACATCCAGTCCTACGGCTTCACATGGGAAGTCAAATCCGAGCCATGGCACATCTTTTACTATGTCGGCGACCGTGTTCCAACCCTTGTGCAGCAATGGAAACAGGCGAAAGCCTTGCTTTAGTCACACCCATTGCCTAGGGTCGAAGTACCGACGGAAGGCAAGCAAAAACTATGGATGCCAAGACCTACATCTACGAGGTGTACACCTCAAACCTAGATAGCGGTCAGCAAGTCATGGTTCAGATATTTCGTGACCCACTCGACGGTCGTGTGCTGCACTCGCAGCTCGCGTTTAAAGATGTTTCAGGCAGCTGGGGCATCCCATACCAACTGGAGAAAAAATGATCTTTACAGCACCCAAAATAATCGCAGGCATCATAAGTACCATCTGGGCGTTTACGGCGTTCCTAGGGGTCGCTAGAAGCCTCCCAGAGGCAAATAGCAACATCATCCCAGCCGCCTACTATGAGGCAGTACTGCCAGCCAGCACGACAGTCGCCCCGACTACCACGGTCACGACGATTGCGACTTGCGATGACGCATTGCAGCTTGCCCTTGACCTTGGCTTCCCAGCCGACCAACTTGGCACGCTCGATCTTGTCATGCAGCGCGAGTCACGCTGTCAGACAACAGCCCATAACTTGAGTGACCCCAACTCAGGATCGTATGGCCTGACACAGATCAACGGATTCTGGTGCTTACCGAACTCGCAGTGGCCGATTGGCTGGCTGCAAGAAAAAGGCATTTTGGAAGAGTGCAGCGATCTGTTTAACGCGACGATCTCACTGCGCGCCACCCTTGCTATATACAACAATTCAGGATGGTCACCATGGGCAACAACGAAATAGACGGGCTATATCCCGAAACAGGCATCACCGAACATACACGCGCAATGATGGGGATGATCGACGACCTGTTCACACCTAACCACATCAAACGATCTAAAGCGTCGCATCTTTACCATCTCGTAGGTGAACTCGAAGCCTTACGCGATGACCTCCGCCGAATGGAAGACCCACGCGCAAACTTCCTACAGTTAGCAATCACCGAACTTAGCCAACTCATCATCTAACATCATCCCAGTACACCCGAACAAAGGACACCCGACATGTCAGACCTACAGCTTTTCCAAGCCACCCTCGGCCTTGGCGGCTACAAAGAACAGCCGTTCACGATCGAGCGCAATGTTGTTGCAATCAGCCGATCAGCACACCCCACATCAGCAAACGCCGCACTACGCGCACTACCTAAATCAGGATCAAAGCGTAAACGCGTGTACGACTTCATTCAGCGTGTTGACGGTGCAACCGATGAAGAGATCGAAGAAGCACTTAGCATTTCAGGCAACACTGTTAGACCGACACGCGGCTCACTAGTCAAGGACGGTTTCATTGTGGACTCAGGCATTGTGCGTCTAACTAAGGCAGGCAATCCTGCAATCGTGTGGCGTGTGGCGTGACCAAGTTTGGCAGATACTTGCCGTCAGATCGCACAGTAAAGCACCGCGAACGAACAGCCAGAGCAATAGAGAACGACAATAAGCGAAGAGAAAAGGCAGAGAAAATGGGCTTCGATCTACAGAATTATGAGACAGTGGCAGACAGACTTGTGCGCTGGTGGGACGCATACCCACAAGGCCGCATAGAAACCCACATCTACAGTTATGACGGTGTACGCATTGTGATGCGCGCCGAAGGCTTTAACGACGAGGATCGCATGATCGCGACCGGGTATGCAGAGGAAACACTGTCAGATCGTGGTGTTAACGCGACCAGTTTTGTAGAGAACTGCGAGACCAGTGCAATCGGCAGAATGATTAGCAACAGCCCGATCGGTACTGCTGGCCCTCGACCTTCACGCCAAGAGATGGAAAAGGTAGAGCGAACTGTGCCTGTGCGCGCTGTAGTGGGATCAGGCCAGCCTGTACCTAAGCCTCAGCCATCATCAGGCGCGTTCATAAGCCCTAAACAGCAGACCTACATCAAAGCATTAGCTCGTGGCAAAGGTTGGGACGAAGGCGAAACACTTGAGCAGCTGCACGCGTTCCTAGGTGTTAACGATGTCATCCTCGAGACCTTGACCGCATCTCAGGCGAGCCGTGTTATTGAGGCATGGAAGTGAAAGAAGCAGACTTCCAAAAGATCGTCATAAACCTCGCCAAGATGCATGGCTGGCTTGTACATCACCCTTTGCCATCTATGAACAGACGCGGCATCTGGGCAACCCATGAACTAGGAGATCACGGCTTCCCCGACCTCGTACTTGCTCACCCTGCTGGGCGTGTTATATTCGCAGAACTTAAAAGCGATAAGGGCAAAGTCTCACCGCTGCAATCCCGATGGATCACAACGCTGCAACGAGGCGCGACTGTCTGGGTGTGGCGGCCTGCTGACCTTGACTGGATCGCCAAGTATTTAAGCCAGATAACTCTTACAACTTCATAAGTCGCATAGACCTAAGCCCGTCGCAAGGCAGTTGGTAACACTCGGTAACGAGGGTAGATCGACGCGCCCTGAAACATGCAACACGAAATGTGACAGGCAAAGCGTCGAGGCGACCTGTAAACATAATCAGGTAGGTAATGAGGTAACGGAGTGAGGCATCCCGTGGGTGAGCATTACCGCATTAGGCTCACATAGATGACATACCGTTAACAAACAACAA